GCCTATGGCGCCTATGTGTTGACTAGATAGTGGAGCGCCCGCGCTCGCTCATTCTTGTGGGAAAATCTAGGATCGGGAAGACTGAGTGGGCAAGATCTCTTGGCAAGGCCATGTACTTCTGTGGTCAATTCAACCTCGACGACTGGGACGAGTCAGCCGACTATATCATCCTCGACGACTTCAACATCAAATTCTTTCCACAGTGGAAGTCATTCCTGGGAGGTCAAAAACAATTCGTACTTACCGACAAATACCGTAAAAAGCGTACCGTCAAGTGGGGAAAGCCATGTATCTGGCTCTGCAACATTGACGGATCTCCTGGAAGAGCTCTTTCCCGGGATGAATTGGACTGGATTGACGTAAATTGTCTAACCGTTTATCACGATACTCCTTTATTTAACTAAACTATGGGTCGCGGAAATGCAACTTAATCTTGTAATCCATTTCGCCGACTGCAGTGGTACTAACATCGTTGGTATTGGAAATTACCTGCATAATAAGGTAATAGGTACCGTATTTGAACCTAAACTGTGCAGTACTCAAATCTGTATGTGTTGGATCTTCAATCTGTAACCACTTGTTAAGCTTGTAATAAAACGCGAACGGTGTCGGACACGATATGACACCACCGTCTGCTTGATTCTCAACGCCTGGGTTCACGACAATAGTACGAGACGAGAGCACCTTAACTGTGCTAATATCGAATGGGTCGACCCATCCACTACCAACAAACTGGCCAGTAAGTGTCGACGCCTCAAAAAACGTGGGGTTCTCATTAGGCGCCGTAGCCGTCGGATTCGTGGTTCTTGTAGTCGTGCTACCAAAAGTATTCCAACCTGCCGCGAGCGCGGCATTCTGCTTCTTAGACCAAACTAGCGTTACGCGAACTAACGCTCCTTGAAATGTGGTGTTCTCACCACTTGAACCGACTTGTCCTCTAAAAGAAATACCCTTTACGTAGAACTTGTTACCGAGAAATTGGTCATCTTCTACGCCTTGACCGGGTACTTGAACTGGACAGGTAACGTAAACGATACGAGACGTAGCGTCTCCTTGAGCAAGACCGAATCCGGTAACAGCTGATGTTATAGTTTGCTTTGCTTCTGCTGTTTTAAGGATAACACGCTTAACAGCTCGCTTAAAAGAACCGCGACCTTTGCGAAATCTACGCTGCCTGAAACTTCTGCGCCTTCCGCGCTTGAAAGAACGCTTCGTTCCTCTGCTTCGCCTGTATGCCATTTTTAATTTCTTCCTGTCGTGCGATAGGTCGATACCTTCGTCTACGAATTTCCGTTTACGGTCAACGTGTTTGTCCCAAAGACGTGTGATTGGATAAGCTGCAGCCGTTGCTGCTAATCCTAGTGCGACTTGTCCCAAAGAGGTAGCCATCGAAAAACTTTTCGATTGCGCAGCACCTTTATATAAGGTGGCGGGTGGCGGGTGGCCGCTGGGTAATATTATATGCCAGCGTCCAATTTCTCGTATGACGGAGTTCACGTTTTCCTCACGTACCCGCAATGCCCTCTTGAGCGAGAACAACTACGAGATTTCTTCATTCGCCTCGAGCCACTATGCAAATTTTATATTGCACGCGAGTTGCACGGCGATGGGAACTATCACCTACACGCTTACATACACTTCGGGAGGCGTCGACGTTGGTGTTCCGGAGACTGTTTTGACGTGGAGGGATACCATCCTAACATACAACGACCGCGATCCGCTAAACATGTCGTTGCATACTGTGCAAAAGATGACGATCAGCCTTTGGCTAACTTCACGCCCGGAAGTCTACCTGGGGAGCGATCTTGGGCCAATGTCCTCGACGAGGCCGACGGGGAGGCGAGCTTTCTTTCTCTGGCTAGACAACAATTTCCGCGAGATTACGTGCTATGCAATCGACAGCTTCTGGAATTTTGCGCGTGGTACTTCCCCAAGGTCGAGGTCACCTACGCAGGAAGAAGACGAGATGAATTCGTGGAACCTAATTCCCTAACGGAATGGGTTTCTGAAAATATAAGTCAGGTATATCCGTTACGGCTACCGCCTCCACTCCGTGTATTGGCCTAATCCTAATCGCTTCGCTCCCTTGTGCGGCGCCTATGGCGCCTATGTGTTGACTAGATAGTGGAGCGCCCGCGCTCGCTCATTCT